GCTTAATGAGAATGTAAAACCACTCGCACTAAATAAAACATCATCAAATGTGGCGTATGTTGCACTTGAAATGTCATCAGCTCCACCATTAGTAGTAGTAACTATAAGATTACCATTACTATCTTTATTGAAGCCATATACTTCTGCACTACTAGCATTTCCAGGTTGGAAAGTACCAGCAGAAGCATTATAAGTCAATACCTGACCATCAGTTACTCCACCTGTTGAAACATCATTAGCATCATTAATACTAAAGTTTGCTAATTGGAATGTTCCATAAGCTACTATATCTAATACATCAGATGTAGAAGCTGCTACAGTTAATACTATAGAAGTACCTGAAGTCGCTGTAAAATCTGTACCATTTAATAATTTAACACCATTTAAATATACATCTAAAAATCCTGCATCATAAGCAAGTGTATTTGCGTTATCATCAGCACCAGTAAAAGTTGTTTGACCTGATGTAGCTGTATAAACAAATCTAGCAGAAGTTCCATTTACACTAGATCCAGCAGGAATCCACCCACTAGATGAGTACACTTTCATGCTTTGTGAAGTAGTATCAAAATATAAATCTCCAACATCTAAAGCTGATCCATCAGGATCTTGAGTTGGAGCTGAAGCACTTGGGCCTAAATAAGTATTAGCAAAAGAATTAATATCTGTAAGATTATTAGCAGCAGTTGTTATAGAATTAACATTTGCTGTAGTACCAATTAAAGCAATTTCAGTATTAAGACCTGCAACAGTATTAACATCAGCAATATTTGTAGATACAATCCCAATATCAGTTGCATCATTTGCTACAGCTGTTACATCTGAATCTATATTTGCAACACTTGTTACGTCTGCTGATATACCAGCTACAGTTGTTATGTTAGCATCATTATTTGCTAATGTCGTAATATTAGTATCATTGTTTGCAACAGTTGTAATATCTGAGCTTATAGAAGCTACAGTTGTTACTTCAGTTGCTTTAGGTACTAATCTATGAAAAGTATAAGTATGTAAAGTTGTAGTTGTTTCTACTAATAAACCATAACCAGCAGTTAAAACTGTAGATCCACATCCAGTAATTGTTACTGTATTTGATCCAGAACCATTAGCTATAGTTACAGTTCCAGCTGTTGGAGTTCTTGTAGTTCCAATAGTTGAAATACTAACAATAGTTCCTGTTCCATTATTAACATCTGGGTTAGCTGTTGGAAAACTTGTTTCATTAGCAACAGGTACAAATCCACCTACATCATCAACAAGATCTATAACTCTATTATCAATAGCAGAAGTAGTAGCTATATATGAATCAGAAGCACTCCAAGTATCTCCTGAAGATATAGTCTCAGAACTATCTTGTCTAAAGTATCTTGCATCAGAAGCTGATGTCGTAAAGAATGTAGTATCATCTGGTGTATGTGCTGAATGTTCAGCATTAGTTACAATAACAGCATCTGCTATTTTGTCAGCAGTTACTGCATCATCATTAATTTTAGCTGTAGTTATATTGCTGTCAGCTATTTTAGCAGTTGTAATTTGATCATCTGCAATATGAGCTGTATCAATAGATCCATCTACATAGTGTTCAGAATCTATACTATTATCTGCAATTTTAGATCCATCAATAGCATCAGCTGCTATTTTACCTGATGTAACATTTAAATCTGCAATCTTTGCTGTTGTTACATTAGCATCTGTAATTTTTGCTGTAGTAATTGCATTATCTGCTATCTTAGCTGTGCTTACAGCACTATCAATAATCTTAGCTGTTGTAACTGAATCTGTTTGTAAGTTAGATGCAGCAATAGCATTACTTGCCATTTTAGCATTAGTAACATTTGCATCTGCGATTTTAACTGTAGTAACACTACCATCTGCTAATGTTGCACTTGTAATAATTCCTTCTGGAATAGAACTATTAGTAGCTGAAAGTCCACCAATATAAATAGTTAAAGATTCATTAGATAAAGATCCTGAATCCCAAGTTACATTAACTGTAGTATCTGTTGAAAAAGTTGAAGAACTAATTGTTCCATAGATTGTTCCAGTAGTAGATCCTACTGCTTTAACTCTACGATTAGCATGGTAAATAGAAGTTACATCTATACCAGCAACAGTAAATGAAGTAGCACTAGCATAAGCTAATGTATGAGCTCCATCTCCATCACCATAAATTACCCATTGAGAATCATTATACCATTCTCTAGTATTAACCATTAATGCTCTAATAGCATTATTAAGTTGAGAAGGTAGCATCCCTTCTGCAACACTTATACCATTTAGATCTGAGTTATTTAAATTAGTTGTTGAATAGTCTTTAATACCTGCCATTTAGTCTCCCATAAACCAAGCATATGCTTTATTGTTTTCTTGATTCTTTTCATTAATAAGTGTGTTTATAGCTTCTTCAATTTGTCTTTGGAAAAACTCTTGAGTTTCAAAACTATATCTTACGTTATCAACGTCTGTTCTATCTGTCATCTTAATCCTGCTCTTGATGCAACTAAATCAATACCTTGAGCATCTGACCAAGCTACACCACTAGGTGTTTTAACATTAATTTTAACATATCTTCCAGATTGTCTTACTGGATTGATACCAGTTGAGTTCATAGATATTTCACTAGACTCAACAATACTATCAGCTAATCTATCTCTAGTTTTAATAGTAACTGAAGCTTGTGCATCTACTATTGGTCTAATAGATTGTATGTTACTTCTAAAACCAGGAAACAATTCAACTTCACTTGTTTCTAATTCTCCTTGATTTGCAGTACCAGAAAAAATAGCTGCTTTGTATTCGTTATCTATTGCACCAAGTAATAATTGTCCACCTGACCAAAAATCTGTATCTAATGCAATATTAATCTGATCTAAGTTTTGAGATATAATATCCATTAGCTCAACTGTATAAGCTCCTACAAATTGAGAAAATATTGTACTAGCATTTGTATTTGCTAAAGACCATTTTTTAGTTGCATAGTTATAAATTAATATTCTATCGCAAATACCAGTTGTGTTAGTTGCATTATTAGAACTTGGATATAACCATAATGCTAACTGGTTAAATGGATCTACAGCAGCACAAACTCTATCTGCAAATGCTTTGTTTAAATCTGTATCAAAAAATCTGTTTACTTTTTCTGCACCAATAGAAATAACTTGATCTCCATTAATTTCAAAAAAACCATCATCAGCATAAAAGAATACACGTCTGTTATCCTGACATACTGTTCTACCATATACAGCTCCTCTATTAGGAGATATAACTGATAGTCTAAATACTGTTGCACCACCAACATAGTCCATTCGGATTATTTGGTTTTGTCTAAATACATAACCGATCTCTCCAGAAGTTATATGTACTATCTGTCCACCAGAACCTGGAAGGTCTTGTGAATCTGATTGTTTAGTACCAGGAGTCCATTCTGAAATATCGTTAATTCCTGACCATTGTATTGTGTTAGATCCTGTTGTCAAGTTACCAGTAACTAAAAAATCCCTAACTACACCTGAAACTCTAAAATTAGGAACACCTGATCCTAATGAAGATAAATCAGCAAAATTAGTAGATGTACCCATTAAAAAATATTGAGGTAAATCTACACCATTTGAAGCTATTACATAATTACCAAACTGAGTAAATGTCCAAAAATCGTCATTAGCTCCAGTTAAAGATCCTTTTCTAGAAGTAAATACACCACCATCTAATTGATAAATATTTGTATTACTAGCTACAAAGTTATAAACATTGTTAGCATTATCTCTAAAAGATCCAGCTCCTCTTGAGTCTGTACCAATATCATTTGTAGAATAGTTTACCAATGAAGGAAATCTCTTATAAGAATTAAGAGCATAATAAACATTAGTTGCTACATTAGCACCAGGATTTAAATGTTCTGGTTGATCAGGTAGCCATTCTCCAAAAGGTATTTGCATAATTATTTTCTTCTATAAAATGATAAATCAGTTCCAATATCTGTTCTTTGTACAACTGGTGCACCACCATAAGAATCTTGTTTGTCATTATTCTCAGCTCTTTCCATAGCAGCTGAATACATACCTAACCATTGTTGAGCTTGATTAGGCTCTATGCCACCTAAGAAATTAGCAGCATGATATAATGCTCCATATAAATATATAGCAGGATGATTTAATAAAATATAATTAGTTGTATTGCTATCTGATAATTCGTTAAAAGCTTTGTAGTATTGTAGATAGCCTGTGTATGATGTGTCTGGTTGTGGTGCAAATCTAAAACTTTCTGTACCATTATCTGATTCAATAGTATAAGTTCTTGGCATACCTGATGTTGAACCACCTTTAATAGATATTAAGTTAGAAGGTGTAATATAATTTAAATGATATTTAGTTCCACCAGACAGAATGTAAAAAGATCTAACACCAATAAATCCTGAAGGTACTGTTACTGTTTCAGCATTAATAGTAATAGAATCATTTTGTTCCATTTGTCTTATTCTTAACTTAGCATTAAAGTCAGCTTCAGTTAATTTAATAAAGTCATTAGCTATTTCAGAAGTTAAATCACTTCTGTTAAGCCAATTAGCTATAGATGTTTTAAGTGCAGAATAAGTATTTAGTGCCATTACATTCTTCCTGGTGATGTTCTAAAATATCTAAAATCAGAACTATTTAATTTTTCTCTTAATATTTTACTTCTAACTTCTTGAGGTAAAGCAAACCAATTATTAGTACCATTGTATTCTTTAGTCCAAATTTCTAACATTAGTCTTGGAATACTAGCTATACGTTTCATATCTTTAGATGGAGTATATCCATCATTTTGATTGTATAGCTCTTTATTTCTTTTTAGTAGATTGGTAACATTCTCAGTTTTTTTAACTGTTAGTTTGCCATCAGTTTCTACATAATAAGAAGTACCATCTTTTTCTTTATCTCGTAGTATACTCATTACTCAGTTAGTTCAGTAATATATGCGTTTACAGTTCCAATTACAGCTACCTTTTCGCCTGGCGATATTTTAAAATATTCATAATCATTAGCAGCTAAGTATATTGATGAAGTAGTTGCTGTTGGGTTTACACCGATTTCTATATGACAAGCAGCATCTGCTGCAACTCTAACGTAAAAGATATTGTCAGATATTTTTGCTGATTGTGCTGAAGTGCCAGTTGAATTTACTTTTTGTGTTGATTTTGGTCTCATTGCTAAGTGCATTATTTTCTCCTGTTAAATAAGTAATAGGGGAGTTTCCTCCCCTATCACAATAATTATTAATTACGCAGATGTTGTAAGATCAAATACTCCACCTGAAGCACCTTCGTTTCTAGAGATCAAAGTAAGCTCAGCTAAGATCTGTCTTTTCTCAGCATCTCCAGTTTTTGAAAGTTCATGCATAGTGAAATCTCTTAAGAAACCAACTGACCAGTAATCCATATCTAGGACTAATGCGTCTCTATCTCTTGAGAATCTATTTGGAACAACTTCTAAATCTCCGAAATCAGAAGAATATACATCAATAGATGTGTATAAAGTTTTATCTTCAGACGCATCAAATCTAGTATTTCCACCTGTGAAACCAGAAATTTTTTGTTTGTTGAAAGGGCCAACCATGATTACTGATGGGTTACCACCTGCATTCCAAGTTCCTTTGATTACATCTTTAAGCATGTCCTCAGTTAAGGCTCTTTGAGTACCATCATTTCTAGCATCTGAACCATCAACAGCAGTTGGGTCAGTACCAGTAGCACCTTTGTTTGTATTAGTTTTAATCCACGCACCCATAGAAGCAAATGTTCTAGCAGCAGAAGATGAACCAACAGCTCTAGCTTGGTTAGTCAAAAGAGTAGACTCAATGTCTCTTTTTAATTCTTTAGACTTTTTAGCTATTTGGTATGCTAATTCAGAAGCTCTACCAGCTTTATCAACAGCTTCTTGTGTACCAGTAATTACAACAGTTTTATCCATAATCTGTGTGTAGTTACCAATTCTAGAAGTTGCAGTTGATGCATCTAATGTAGCTTCATCACCTTCGATTACAGCATTGTTAGTTACTGCTGCAGCCAAAGAATCAGTTTGCCATTCGTGGAAAGTGTTTTTTACTTGCTCTCTAGCAGCTGCACTCATGAAAGGAGTTTCAGTTGGAGAGATTGAGTAAATAACATCTTGTAAGTCTTCTCTAATACCTACTGCATCATAGGTATCAAATGTATTTGTTGCTTGTGTCATGTTATTTTATCCTTATTTGTTTGAGATTATTTCAAGTATGGCAGATTGAGCATCCTGGATTTTACCAGACTTTTTCACTCTACCAAGTTTAGATTGTATGACACTTCTTTTAGAACTTTCAGTTTTTGCTGTTCCAGACTTAACAACTTTAGGTGCATTAACTACTTTCTTTTGAACAATAGGTTTTGCAGCTTTTAAGTTTCTGTAATCCATAGCATCTTTTAAAACTTTAAGAAATCTATGATCAGCTAAACTACCAATCTCTTGATCATTAAATCCATAGTCAGATAATGTATTTCTCATTTTGACTTTTAGATCTGATGCTTTCTGAGGATTAGATAGCTCAGGTATTGCCTGTTCAGCTAGTTGTTTTTGTTCATTAAGAAATTGATTATATTGCTGTTGTTTAACAGCTTCTGATCTCTGTTTAAGCTCAGCTAGATTTTCTCTTTGCTGTCTCATTTGGAAATCTAATTTAGCAGCTGCTTGAGGATCTTCCTCATACATAGCTTTTAAATCAACTTCAGAACCTTGACTGATAAAACTATTTGCTGAATGCATTAACTCATCAAGTTCTTTTATTTTAGTATCATACGTTTGACGCAAAACACCTTTTTCTTCTTCAAGATTTTTTCTTTCCAAAGATAAAGAATGTGTCTTTTGTCGGTAATCCGAATCTCTTGAATAACCTGACTTAAGTTCATCAAGGCTAACCTCTAACTCTTGACCATTTACTTTTACTCGGTGGAGTGAAGGTTCCTCAACTTGTTCTTGTAATTCAGTTTCATTCTCATTCGTTTCTTGATTCTCAGGACTTGTAGCTTCTGTAGCAACTTCCTCAGTCTCGGTTTGGTTGCTTTCTTGAGCAGCTTCAACTGGAGCTTCTTGTTGAGTTTCAACAGCTTCAGGTTGAGCTTGTTCTGATGGCTCTACTTTAGTTGTAGGTTCTGATTGTCCTTCTTCAGGGTTCAGTATTCCTGCAATTTTATCAGCAGCACCTTGTACAGATTTATCTGTATTCATATGTTTCTCCTATAGTTATCGCTTCAATTAAGATTGGCGAGATTGGCTTCCTATTTTCTGGTTAAGCCATTTAATTGTTCTAGCTCGGCAGAAGCTAGTTTACCATTTTCCATGACAGACAATAAATGACCTTTTACTTTGTCGATCATGTTATATGCCATCCAAAGAACTTGTCTTTGTTCATGGTCACTGTAAGAAGTATTGAAAATTTCTGACTTATATCTGTCAGCTAAATAATCAAATGCTTCCTTCATCAGGGGTTCGTCCAGCAGTTGCTGAGCTTTCACCCCCTCCGAAATCTGTTTGCTTAGATCCTTTTTCATTGAAGAATTGTTTTTGACCTTTCATTATCTCTTTAAATATATCCCCTGATTGTCTAACTTGTTGCTGTTCTATCATACTTCTATTACGCATTTCAAGCTCATTAATCTGAGTATTATATTTTAATTCCATTTCTTTGATTTGTAATTCAAAGTCAAGCAATTTCTGTCTCATTTGAGCTTCCATTTTCTTAGTCTCAACTTGAGCACTTAAGATAGCTCTTTCGTTTTCACCTTGTACTTGGGCTAATGAAACCTTTTCAAATTCAGTTGGTGGTTTAGGAGGAAGTGGTGGCATTTGAGCTGCACCTACTTCTGGATCCATAAAGTATGGTTCTGCACTTCCTAATCCAGTATTCTCTACTAACTTTTGTAAAGTTTTATGAATGTTTTTAAGATTGACCATTGGGCCATAAACATTCTGTTGTAGATTAATTGCTTGTAATTGTTTCTGTAATATAGAATTTAAAAGAATTAGTTGTTGTTCTTTAGAACCTGTACCTAATCCTACTTCTACATTTATATTAACTCTATCTCTCCATTCAAAAGGAGTCATTGGTACAAACTTACCTCTAATTCTAACAAGCTTTTCTTTTTGTTGATACTTGCAAAGTAATTCAAATATTTTTGCACCTAAATCTTTAACACCTGTTTCAGCAAATATTCTAGCAATCAATTCCATTCTCATTTGAGATTGAGTTAGGACTTGGTTCATACCAGTTGCTGTATCAGTATTTAATGCATCAGCATTTAATCCTTGAGCTGTTTTAGTAACACCTGATCTTGCTTCTCTAACAGCATCTAAATAACCTAATAAACCAGAAGCTTGTTCTGTAATAGGTTGTGCTGTCATGACTTGCATAACATTTTGTGGTGGTTGTTTAGTTCTAACAATTCCACCAGGTCTGTTAGTTAAAAGATCATCAATAGCTACTTGTCCATCCTGGACAGCTATTCTGTTATTGTTAGTTAGATACATGTTATCTAACATTTGTCTCATAACAGTAGATTTAATAATTTGTATATCTTCAATTAATTCTGAAACAGATCTACCATAAAATCTGTGTGGCATGATAATTGGAGTAACAGAAACAAATGGCATTGAATCTATTTCTTGAACATCAAGTAATTTATAAGATCCATTACCAGCTAAACAAATTTTAACTAATTCTGCTTTACCATCATCATCAATATCTATTCTTGCATAACATTCATGAATTAAAACTTCATCAGTAGTTTCATCACCTCTATCTTGTGGAGCTGAAAAATCTGTCTCCTGGTGTCGAGTTTGTCTGTCTTCTAAATAATATTCATGATCTCCAACAGGCATACTTTCGATAACATCTCTATCGTATCCCATTTCTATTAATTGTGTTTTAGTCATATTAACTCTATGACAAACAAAGTTAGCTGAGTCTATTGACTTAGCTCTACGTTCAATTAAAAATTCTTCAGGTGGAATAGGCTCAATTCTAACTTGACCATATCCAACTGTCTTATGAATTACACAATCATGAAAAGTAATTGTATCAATTACCTTATCATTATCATCTTTAAATTCTTCTTCGTATTCTGTATGTTGTGAAACTTTAACTTCAGGATCTGCAACTAATAAATTAAATTCATCATCAGTTAGCTTTTTATATTCTTCTCTAGTAGTTTTTTGAGCATCATCCCAATAAACTTTTAAAATACCATTCTTTTGAATTAACGCATCTTTGAACGCAGTATATAAAGCTTCAAATCCTTTATTCTCTTTATAGAATACATGATTAATATAATCACTAGCTTGTTTAGCTATATCTTCATCTTCAGGGCCAACAGGCTCACAGCTAAATACATTATCTCCAGCTGTAAATATTTTCATTAAAGAAGGCATTAAGCTTTCAACAGTATCAGAAACATCTGTTGATATAACTTGTGATCTACCTTCTACTTCATTACCAAATGGTTTACCAAGATAATACTCTAATGATTTTCTTCTTTTAGAAACTATTTCTCCACCAATATAACCTGATGAAGCTCTTATCTCTCTATTTAAAATGGATATAATTTCGTTATCTGTTTTTTTCATATAATATATTTAGTTGTTACGTCTATTGGTCTATCCCAGTCAGTTGTATCTACAGGATCATGAACGCATCCATATCTAAATGCGTCAGCTGCATGTGAGCACCAATCATGTAGAGGTTTGTTTTTAAAAACTTGATTCTTCTCATCCCATTGTTTTCGATATTGTCTTAATGCATCCAAACCTAATTTACATTTTTCTCTATCAAACCAACAATTTGGTAAAGCATTCCTAACAGATTCGATACCATGATCAACTTCTAATTTTGGAGCTACTTCAAAATCTATACCTAAATCCTGAGCAACTTCAAGTCTTGATTTACCAGTTCCTAATTCTCTTGCTTGAATATCATGAGGTGCAATATGTCTTTCATAAGCATAGTTCTTTTCATCAAGAACATCTGCATAATGTGCTAAACTCTCTCCAGAGTTTTCATAATAGTCAATCAAATGTA